TCTATCTGATTGCGCTATAGAAGAGGCTGGTAACTACGCTGACCCTAGCTGTATTTGGAAGCTGTTTGGTGCTTTGCGAGGAAGAGGTGGAGGGCAAATTATACTTACTTTTAACCCTGGTGGTGTAGGGCATCACTGGCTAAAAGAGATGTTTATAAAGCCTGCACCGAAAGGTAAAAAGGTACTTAAAAAGCAGTTAGGCAATGGAAAGCATTTTGATTACATATATTTGCCCAGTAGAGTACACGACAATCAGATTCTATTAGCTAAAGACCCTGAATACGTTGATAGATTACATATGGTAGGTAGTCCAGAGCTTGTAAGAGCCTGGCTAGAAGGAGACTTTGAAATACATGAAGGTAGTTACTTTCCTGAGTTTAGCTCTAAACATATCGTTAGTCCTTTTAATGTGCCTCAACACTGGCCCCGATATTTGGGGTACGATTGGGGCTATAGGAGTCCTTTTGCTGCTGTTTGGGGTGCTGTTAGTAGTGGAGTGGATGACGCTGGTAACGAGGTGCCGTATCCTAAAGGAGCAATTGTCATATATCGAGAAATGCATGGTAAGGGAGTTGACAACCAACAACAAGCAGACAGAATCGCTAGCGTCTCAGTCGGAGAAAATCTGGTTGCAGTAGCCGATCCATCCATATTTAGTCATGATGGTGGGCCTAGTATTAACGATCAATTCAATACGGTTTTTGGTAAATATAAACATCCTAGCTTCAAAGCCGCTGATAATGACCGTATCTCAGGTTGGGCGCAGATACGCCAAAGGTTGGTAGGTAAGCCTCCTTTGCTTTATATATTTGCTACTTGTCCTTATTTGCTAGAAACACTGCCTTCCCTGGCTATTGATAAAAGAAGACCTGAAGATGCTGATACAACAGGGCCAGACCATGCCTGTTTAACTGGCGATACTAAAGTTGTAACTAAATACGGGGTTTTACCTATAAAACAATTAGATGGCGTAAAGACTTATGTATTAAGCCATGACGGGGAATATCACCTAGCTTTTGGCTCTATAACTAATAAACGAGCTGCAATTGTTACATTAACCTTTGAAGATGGCTCTTCTGTAGAGTGTACTCCCGACCACAAGTTTATGATGGCTGATGGTACCTTTAAAGAAACTATTTCTTTAAGATATGATGATCTGATACGTTGCGTATCATATGAAGGTCAAGATAATCTCAGAGACGATTCAAGAGTTCGACGGTCAGCGATATTACCGTTGTGGGAATTATTTCAGTCGGCAATCAGACAAAACCATTGGCTCAACAAGATTGCACAGAGCTGTTTGGGAATACCATTACGGAGCAATACCCAAGGGAAAACATATACACCACAAGGACAACAACAGGAGCAACAATCAGCTAAAGAACCTGGAAATGTTGGATTGTTCAGAACATTTAAGCCGCCACATGACCAAAGAAAGAAAAGAATTGGCTGCAAAAAATCTTGTAAAACATGCTGTGCCAAAAGCACGTTACTGGCACAAATCACTTCAAGGACGAGAATGGCACTCAGAACATGCAAAAAGAGTTGCCAAAAATATGCCTATGGTGACGCTAGTATGCCAGTTCTGCCAGACAGAATATCAAACAAAACTGCACATGAGGAAGAAAAGCAAGTATTGTCACCAAAACTGCAAGATGGCTGCAAGGCGAAGAAGATTAAATCCATCGCTTATACCACGACCGAAAAAGAAGTCTATTGCCTAAATGTTCCAGATACGAGTACATTCGTATTAGCTAATGGTATTGTATCGCATAACTGCGATGCCCTGCGTTACCTTTGCAAAGCTCGACTAATAGATGCTAAATGGACACAAAGTGAAGCAGTTAGACAACCAGGTGTGATTGTTTTAGCTGACTATGTAAACAAAATCCGAAAGAAACAAAAACAGGCACGAATATGAAACAAGTCCAGCCATTAGTTGAAAAATACTCTCCAAAATGGTGGAAAGCACAAATATCCGAAGCTGAAGAAAGACGTAAAAAGTTCATAGAACAAGCTGAAGAATCTATAAAGGTTTATAACGCTAACAAACAAGCCACTGTAATGAACGATGTTGAGCGTCGTATCAATGTATGGTGGTACTGTATCAATACCCTTTTGCCAGCTTATTACAGCTCTACTCCCGAAGCTGAAGTTGACCTCAGAAAGCGTAGCGGTGGCATGCCGTATCAACTAGGTAGTGTCGTTTTAGAGCGAAACACACAATACGCTATGGATGTGCATTTTAGCTTTGATCAGGTTGGTTATACTGCTGCATTACAGTTTTTGCTAACTGGTCAAGCTGTTTTGTGGGCTAGATATGAGCCTAAGTTTGAGACTGTTATGAGTGAATTTGCACTTATAAAGACTCCTGAAGGCAAACTTGTAACACCAGAAGGTAAAGAATATGAAGGCGATACGAGTAATGCTGTCGAAACTGACTCTAACATTGTCATGGTGTCTGCTGAAATTGAGCGCAAGGTTGACGAAAAAGCGATCTTGGACATTGTTCAATACAACGATTATTTTTGCTCTGATGCCAGAACAGAAGCGGAAATAGAGTGGCGAGCCAGACGAGCTTTCCTAAGCCGAGAAAAAGCAGAAAGCATGTTTGGTCAAGAAGTAGCAAATACGCTAAACTATACGAGTTATCCCGAAGTTATAAAAAAGAGCATAAGACGGAAGGATGATAAATATGAAGGAAAAGCAGAAGTATTCGAGATCTGGTGTGAAGCTACTGATAAAGTCTATTGGTTGTCCAAAGACAGTGAAAAGACGATTATTGAAACTGGCCCTCCACCGATTAAGTTTGAAAAGTTCTATCCTTGCTCAGTTATTACTCAGTCTGATGACCCCGATTCCGTTATTCCTGTGTCTGATTATACTCATGTGCGTGACCAAGTTCTCGAAGTCGAAAGATTAACTACCCGTATTCATGCAGTTACTCAAGCTATACGAACCAATAGCGTATATGACTCTACATTAGGCGATCAGATAGAACAGCTCCTTTCTGGTGACTTAAAGCTAATTCCTGTCACTAATTGGCCTAGTTATAAACAGCGTGGTGGGCTTTCTAATGGCGTAGAAGGCTTTAACATTGAACCTTACATAAATGCTCTACAAGTGCTTCAAACAGCCAGGCAAACAGCTTTAGGACAATTGTATGAGACATTAAAGGTATCAGACCTATTACGAGGCACATCCGAGCAATACAAGTCAGCTACAGCTAACAGGCTAGAAAACGCCTGGTCAAGCATGGGGCTTGTTGTACGTCAAAATATGTTCTGTAAGTTTGTTTCAGACTCCGTAGCTAACTTAGCTACTATCATTGCAGAGCAATTTGAGGAAGAAACTCTTTTAGACATTGGTAATGTTGCAGAGTTAGTAGCCCCACTTGTAAAACAACCGCCAGCTCCAGAACCGCCAGCAGAAGGCATGGAAGCTGCACCGCCTATGCCAATGGGGCCTTCTCCAGAAGAACAGATGCAGCAATTAAGCCAAGAAATTATAGCTGTTCTTAGAGATAACAAACAAAGAAGTTACCGCATTGAAGTAAGCACTGATTCTATGGTTGCAGTAGATCAAATGCAGCAACAACAAGAAGGGATGCAGCTTATACAAACTACAGGCGCATTTTTTGACCAGATGAGAGGATTAGTTGAGCAATACCCACCATTATTGCAATTCTCAATGACCTTATTTCAGAATATGATTAAACGCTTTAAGGGTGGTAAAGAATTAGACGCTATCTTTATGGGAGCTTTTGATCAGCTTGGCGAAATAATGAGAGCCAAGGAAGAGGCCGCTAAGCAACCGCCTCCACCAGATCCAAAAATGCTTGAGATTCAAGGCAGACTGCAAATCGCACAGATTGAGGCAGAAGCAAGAATGGCTGCTACTCAAATGGAGATGCAGGATAAGAGCGTTAAAAATCAGATTACAATGCAAGAGCAACAGCTTAAAATGCAACGTGATCAACTAACTGCTCAATTAGAAGTACAAAAGTATCAACTTGAAGAATACATTGCACAGCAAGAAATTGCTGTTAAACAACAAGAAGTTCAGGTCAAGGCTCAACAAGTTCAGGTTAATATGCTTGAAGTGCAAGCTGATTCGTCAAATGAGACGACGAAACAACAAATACAGCAAGAAACTTCGCAAATGAATCAAATACTTGAGATTCAAAAGCTAGAGCTTGAACAAATGCGTATAAAACTTTCTGAATCAGAAAAGTTAATGGAAGAACGACGATTAAGTTCTGAGCAGGAATTAGAGCGTATACGAATAGCCATGCAAGGCATTAGTGAGCAATCAAAAGCTACAGCAGAAAAAGCTACAGGACAGCAACCAATTGTCATAAACAATGTCATACCAAAACAAGGCAGAAAAAGAGCTAGTATGGTAATGGATGATGTTGGAAATATATCTGGCATAGAAATGGAAAACATCGAGGATGAGGAGGAGAGCTAAGTGGTTGATCCAGTCACCCCTCCTACGCCAGTTATACCCCCTGATGGCAGTGTATCGTCTGACTGGGCGTATCCTCTTGGCGTATCTTTACTCTCTCA